TTTCTTCTTGCCTCGGTCGTTACTGACGTTCGTGAAGCCTTCTGTGTAGACCTTATCCACGAACTGCTTCTGACCGAATTGCACTTGGTCGACGAACGACTCTTGGCTGAAGATGACAGCCGAGCCGAAGACAATCGTACCAATGCGCAGGAAGTTGTCTGCTGAGCCTGCATCGCTGATGTTCAGTCGCCAGTAACGATATGGAAGCAGAGGCAACGTCGGTGCGATGTAGTACATATTGAGAGCTTCGTATTCCAGTTCAATGTCCACTGGAATCGTTGCAAAGCTTGGATCGTTCGAGCCTTGCAGAATGACCGTCGCTGAGCCTGACAGATTGTGGTTCAGGATTGCGAGCGTATCGAGATATACACCTTGAGGAAGCTCCGTGTCACAGGTCAGAGTTGCAGAGAGAACACCAGTCGCCGAGCGCCAGTATTGCTCAACGATGTCCGTGTTGACGTTGTTGACCGTGAAGCTGTTGGTTGCACTGGATTGCGTCGTCGTCGAAGTCCAGTTGACTCCTGTTGAGCCACGGCTTGGGAAGTCCACAAGGATACGAAGATTTGTCGTGTTATAGAGTGCTGAGCGGAACTGGAAGGCTCTCGATTCCTCTTTGACCGCCGTGAACTGAACTCCCATCGGCACGCAGAAGAACGATTGCAGATAAGGATAGACGCTTAGATAAGGCTCGTCTTTGAGATATCCAGCACCGAAGCACTCAAGGTGAGCAAGTGCCTTGCTCTGACGGAAGTTCAAGCCTGTGGCTTTTTCTTTTCCTTCAAACAACTTCTCAGCTTGAAAGCCAAGAGTCTTGTCCTGCGTGATGAAAGCCTTGAACTGCAATCCAGCGGCGTGTTCAGACACGACTGTCAAAGCACTTTGGATTCCAAGTTCATGGTCTTGCGTGTTGATTACATCAAACTGTGTCCCTAATACACGGTCAACGCCAACAATGAACTCCGACTGAGCACCTCTTGTCTGCTCAAAGTTGTCAATGAATCCTTCAAACTGAGTTGCTACAGGATTCTCTTTTGTGATGTCACCAAGGAACTGCGCTCCAATATCCTTGTCTTTTGTGAGCCGAAACTCAGTTTGGAATGCCAAGCCTTGCTCAGCAGCAGGTCCGAGATACGGAAACTCGCTCAGATAAGGAGTTTCAAGGTATCCGTATTGAATCAATTGAATCACCTGCGAACTCCTTTCGCTGACAGAACAAAGTCACCGCGAAGCGAGCTTGCTTTGAGTTCTGACTTCAGAGCAGGCATCAAGCGTTGACGGATGAATGACTCGTCAATCTGTTGGTTGGTCTCAATCTGTAGCACGACATTGACGTTCGTGTCTCCGAAGCTGGTGCCTCCTCCAGTCAATGAGCCGACGATGCCTCCGTTTGCCATAGAGATTCTCGGCATCGCATTAGATGCAGTGACAGGAAGCTGTCTGTCATTTAGAAGCTGTTTTATGAATGCCTCAATTTGCGGATTCTGCATCAGTGACCTAGGGATAACTGCTTCGCCTGGAGACAACATTGCTGGTACGATGTCGTTCTTTAATGAGTCTCCAATTCTAAGCGCAACACCAGGAACGATCCCGCCTTCTGAAAAGCCAATCCAGCGTGTGAACTTGCTTACACCAGTAGCAATTGCGTCACCTATCTTGTAAAAGATATTTTTTGTGCCTTCTCCAATAGATTCGATAGCATTTTTTAATCCTTCCCAGACCTTCTTTCCTGCTTCTTTGAAGTATCCGAAAATGTCATTGAAGACGCTTGCTAGACCATTCCAGATCTGTTTTCCGACTTCTCTAAACCAAGAAAATATATCGCCAATGACAGATAAAAGTCCGTCCCAGATTTTCTTTCCAAGGTCTTTGAAGACGTCAAAAACAATGCTTACTGAATCTTTTATTCCTTCCCAGAGCTTTGTCGGAATCTCTTTGAATGCGTCCCAGATATTAGCAAAAATGTTTTTCATGTCAGTAATGAACTGCTTAAATGCAGCAACCGGATCATCGAATAATGTCTTGAAGAAATTGAATACAGCACGGAATGAATTGATTACGCCGTTGAAAATGGACTTTCCAAAATTGAACACAGCCATTCCTGTTTCTTTGAAAGTATCCCAGACGCTTCCAAGCAATCTGCCAATTCCTTCAAAGACGATTCGACCAGATTCCCAAATGGTCGTAAATACTGTCTTGAATATTCCACCAGCAGTTTCAAAGGTCATCAACAAGATTTCTCCGGCTGTTCCGAAGAGCTTCATGAATGTTCCGAGCACATTGATAAACAGCTCTCCTGCTGCTTTCAAAGCAGTCCAAGCAAATTCGAATGGAGCTGCGATAATTTTGAAAATATCCTTCAGGAACAAGACTATATCTTGCCATACTGATTTGGTCTTTTTTGCTCCATAATCAAATGCTTTGCGGATAAACGAACCACTATCGTCTTGTTGTCCTTTTGCAGCAACATCTTCTTGAACTCCGAAAAGCTGTTCGGTGAAGCCAGTGACTGCTTTAGTCGCGTCACGGATACCATCGCCGATAGAGTCTCCCATGCTTGTAATAGCATCTCCAAGCGGATCGAAAATATCTCCACTGAAAATTGAAGCAATCAAGTCTCCGATGGCATAGACCATCTGCTTGAGAGCCTCCCAAAGAGAACGAACAATCTGCGAGGCGAGTTCGACCCAGAACTTTGGATCGAGAAGCATCTTGAGAAGCGCCGGAAGTGCTTTGACGATTGATGTGATTATCTTTGGACCGAGTGTTGCGAAGGCTGTGAATATCTTAGCAAGGCGAGCTGGATCTCCAAGCGTATTAAGAACGCCCTGAATAATGCCATCAACCAATCCAAGCAATCCTTCTGCAATCATCAACGGAAGTTCGACAACAATCTTGATGAGTTCTTTTGCAAAGTTTGCTACGAACTCGTGGCCTTTTTTGAAGAAATTAACCAGACCGCCAATCAACTCTCCAACCTGCGGAGGTAGTCCTGCTGCAACAGCGACCATCTTGCCAACTTCATTAACACCCTTAGAGACAACCGCCTCGGCACCGCTGGTTGCTGTATTAACCCAATCAGTCGCTTGTTTGATGTTTTCTGTACGCACTCTTATTTCAAGAGCCTGACCAGCGACTTTTTTGAGTTCCTCTATTCTCTTTTTGTCTGCGTCTGATAAGAGTTTTACCTTATCAAGTTGTGCAGCAAGCGCATCAACACGTTCCATTTCAAGACGCATAGATTGTTTTAGCGAGTCAGTTCCATAAACTTTTGAAAGAGTTATTTCATTTTCATATTCACGGGTCTTATCGAGCAATGAATTAAGTTGTTCTTGCGCCTTGTTTGCAGATTCTCTTGCCGCACTAATATCAACAGGTTTTGTTTGCGCTATTTCTGGTAATTTTGGAGCGCCGGGTGGTTTCGATGGTTTTTGAATGTCAGGAGCGCCAGCAAACGCACCGCTAAGTGAACTAAAGGCTTCCTTGATGCCTTTAATCGCACCCATATCCCATTCTTTTGTGATTTTTTCTTTGGCTTTTTTTGCCCTTTCAGCGACTTTTTCTAATTCATCTCCAAGCCTCTTTGCCTGTTCCTTCGGAGCATCAGAATAGATTTTAAGTCCAATTGCTTTTGCTAAGTCTGGGAATTTTTCAGTAAAACCTTTTGCAAAATTAAGAATTGATTCTAACAATGTATTTAATTTTGCAGACATTGATATGTTGAATTGTTCAATACTAGCAAGAACATATTCAAAGACAGTCGGTATAAGATTAAAATTTCTAAAAATCTGATCAAACAGAACCGTAATAGTGGTGATTGCTGCCGCAATGCCAATGAATTTTGCTGCTAAAAGAGTGGCCGGAACAACAACGGCTTTAAGTACGGGAGCGAGAGCGGTAAAGAACGTAAGAATCGCAGGAGACTTGAACACAACAATTGTCGTAGCAAATGCTGCGAGTGTTGGCATGAGGCTGTTCATACCATCAATCATTGATGATATCGCATTGCTTGTCGCAACGATTGGTTTCATCAATTTATCAAGAATGTTTGCGCCTAATTCTGCAATTGGAATGATTAGCTTCATTGCTGCATTGCTAATTTCCGTGAATGAAGAAAGGATTTTTCCTTTTGCAATTTCCATTCTGTTTGCAGAAGTCTGTTCAAGTAATTTGAACGCTTTTTCTGTCGTATCACCCATCTTTTTATTGCTGTCAGTGATGGATGCGACCATCTCCTGATAAGCCTTTTTCTGCTTACCAGAGGTCAGTGCAACAACCGCTGAGATTGCTTCAACGCGACCGACGAGTTTAGAAAGAGCATCTGCGTTGTTATTCACATTTTCGTAAATATCTTTGTAAACAGCGGCCAATCCGCGCTGTCTAATTTCCGCTGTAATGCTAGAAATCCCAAGCTGTTTATAGACAAACTGAAGGTCTTCTGTCGGAGTGAGTAGCGCGTTGATTGCACTTCTCACGGACGTTGTGGCCTCGGCTGTTCGCTTACCACCAAGGGTCACTGCGGAGATTGACGAAACAAGTTCTTCAAAACTCACACCAGCCTGTTGCGCGATTGAGGCAACATTACCGATTTCCATTGTGAGTTCTTCGACGTTTGTCTTGCCCTTTGCTGCGGCAATGAAGAACCCATCTGAAATATACTTGGTTTCATCGGCTGTGTAGCCGTATGAGGCCATGACTGAGGTTAGACCACTCAAGGCTTTATCAAGCGGTAGGAGGCCGCCAATAGCGAGCTTTTGAGCGGTGTTCATAAGCTCCACTGATCCGGCTGCATTGGTCGCACCAGAAGCGATAGCTTCATAGAATCCTTTGGCCGCTTCTGTCGGATTCGCTCCGAAAGTGCGCTGCATATCAAGGATGCGTTTTGCGAAATCAATCTGACCAACCTCTGATTGATCAAGAACGGTCGTGATGCGCGCGACCTGTAGCTCAAGCTCCATCGCAGAGCCGACCGTGAGAGAGAATGCACGTTGAATGATATAAAGCGATTGCTGGAGGACACCGAAGGCTTGGTTCAGAGCCGTGACCGGCTTGAACATTCCCTCAAGTGTACCTTTGAAAGTGGATGTTTCCCGTGAAACAGATTTGAGACCATCGGCTTGTTTTTTCGCCGCAGTAACCACAGAGCCAATGGATTCGGCAAACTTTTCATTGCCCTTCTCAACCTGCGTCATTCCGTCTTTGAGTTTCAAAAACTGACCTTGCAGGTTTCTGACTTGTCCGTTGATATCCTTGAAGCCAACCGCAACGCCGGAAGCATCAAGGACGATGGAAACAACGGTGTCCACTTTCGTCGCCATTATTTCTTCCTTGAAGTTGATTTTGGCGCTGTAGAAGACTCTTTCTTCCCGTCGCCTAAGACCATCCTTGCCTTAGTTTGAAACTTAGCAAAATCATGCTTTGTCAGGAACCATGATAACACATCCACGAACCAATCCGGTTGTTCGGATAATGGCCCATCGTCCCACATTGCTCCGGTTTCTGACGCCACATGAAGGATACGGAATAGGTTCATGGTCTGTCCATCCCAAGTTGCCTTGGCGGGACAAAAACCGTATAGCTCTCCGCCTTTGTGAACATACATAGGCCAGATCGACCCATCCTTCTCGTCAAAATCCCATCTGTCTTCACGGCAGCGTCTTAATTTTTGGACTTTGCATGTGGTGCAATCAAAAGAGCGGCCTTCTTTTTGAAGCGCCGCCCAATCTGCGTAGTTAAGTTCAATGATTGCGCTTAGCTTTTTTTTACCAAGCCAGAATCAACTGAAAACTTCTGTTTGTTCTGTAGGGCCGTGAACAATTCGGGCAAGATATCTGAAGCTGCAAGAGAGACCATAATCTCGTCAGAGATAAGTCCATCAGGACCGCGCTTCATTTCGCTCACGTCACCCGTGACAATATCTTGGATGGCCACGCGAACCTGAGCAAACATGAGACTATAGATGGGCATTTCGCCCGTATTCTGAGCCTTCATTGCAATCCCGGCCAAAGAATCCTTGGCTGAGAGAACATCTTTTATCTTCGTGCTTAAAGATAAAATAAAGCGCGTGGGTTGAACCTCGGGATTGAGGTTTAAGAGCGACTCATCAAGGCTCTCCATGTACTTTGCATAATCCTCTGTCGAGCAGCGTACAGCGTCGTCCTTAGAAGAAATGAACTTGAAAACCATATCCTGTGGGCTGGCGAACTTGATTGCCATTGCATCTCCTTTCCTGGCGATGAATCAATTTATGCCAAAAAAAGAACCCCCGCAATCGCGGAGGCTCTCAACCGTTCATTGGAGTCACTTATGGAGCATATCACATTAGGCGTATTTCACTACGCACTCGTCGGCTTGGTCGAGAGCTGTCTGATATGCCTTGCCCTCAAACGAAATGGGAATGCTCCCCGTGTCCGGGATCGAGATGGAAGGAACTTGGAAGATGCACTTGGGCAGGTCAATCTCAAGATGACGACCTGCTGCATCACCCAATTTGAAGTTCAAGTCCTGAGCCTCAAACTGCTGAACGGCGTTATAGAACGCCACCGTGTCTTTATTGAGGTTCAACTCAATCGACACGTCCACTTCCAAACGGCTTGCAGGAACAAAAATCGAACCAGAAGCCGAGTCATGACCCCAACAATAGTTCACAATCTCATGGCCGTTCGCGATTGTGATGGTCGCCGAACGGACACAGGGTGTTCCGGGGATCGAAGCCGATGTGAATGTACCAACCAAGCCTGTCTGTGGGTTGTCGATTCCCTCTGTTCCAGCCATGACTGGCTCGTAATAGCAAAGATAGACTGGAGTGCCGGAGCCATCAGCGTCAGCGAGAGCAGCGCCGTCAAGTGTCACAACATCGCCAGCAACGCTTGTAATCTTACGAGCCGAACCTGCGGCTGTATCAGCCGAACGGGTTGAGCCGTCTGCTTCAATGATCATTACGAGGCCGCCAACAGGGAATTGTTTTCCTTCGCCAACTTGCACTGTGACAGTATTGCCACCGCTATTGTTCACGGTCGATTTGCCGATTCCGACAAGGTAGCTCTCAACGCCCATGCCCGACCAATTCAACTGTGATTGGCCGTCACCGGGAAGCGAGATTTCAACGGAGTCACAGAACAATCCGCGCGCTTGCTTGCAGAACTTGTCGCCAACTTCAAACATCGTAAAAGTAATGCTTGGATCTTCGCTTGAATCATAAACAACTGCGCCCGGAACGCTTTCTTTTCCGAGGACAGACTTCCAAAGGACGCGCAAAGCGCCTTCAAGTTCAGCCGTTCCTTGAGCCGCAGCCGTGTCGATGTTGACGTAGGTAGGCAAAGACCACTCAAGAGCCTTCTTCTGCTTAATGGTGTTGTTGTTGTGGCGGCCTGAGCGGTGTGCGCTTGATTCAATCGGTTGGCTGAAGTTCAAAGAACCACCAGCAAGAGCGAAGAAGTAGTCAGCAGCCGCAGGAACGGCCATGACTCCACGAGCGCCTTCTTGCTTCACAAAGAAACGCTGATTGAGCGAGGAGCTATCACCTGTATTGGCATAAATTGATGCGTAATTCTTAGCCATTTCAAAATCCTTCCTTAGCGATATTTCATCCGCTCAGTCCTTGAGGCGGTTTACAAACAAAAATGTATCACACTTAACACTCGCTAACGTACTTCTTCCGGTACTGAACGCTAAAGAGCAAAGTGGTCGTATAGAATGGCCGAACCAAGTTCAGATCGGGCGTATTCTGAACATAGAGTACATGAATAACGCCGGGGATGCCGAGATTGGGGTTCGACCCGATGACTTGCTCAATTTCCTGACGCTTATCAAGCAGGGTTCTCATGTTCACGGCGCTGAGAGAACTTGATTTGAGCGCAAGTTCGACCGCTATTTGCCAGTTTACGAGCACCTCACCGCGTTGATGGGTGAAAGTCTGCCCATTGTCATAGATCTGAACGTAGGGAACCTCATGGTCATGTATCTCAGAGAACTCAAGGCGGATATTTTCGCTCTCGACCTTCTTAACCCACGCCAATGTTTTGATCTGGTTCTCAATCGCGTCGAGGATTTGTGAATCATTAGCGACCGGCATTGTTCATCTCCTCGCGCAATATCTGAAGGATCGTGTCAATATTATCGTTCACGGCAGGTCTAATAAAGGGTCGCTCTTTCAACCGGCCTGTCTTGATATCAAAGACACCCTTGCCGCCACCCGGACCCTTCAAAAGACCCAATGTTTTGTAGTTCTCAAGGATACGATACAGAATCCGTGAAGGATTGGTGCGTTTGAGGTTTTGAGTACCGTATTCATGGAAGCGGGCATAAAAAAGGCCATAGACACCAGCCTCGACAATCGTCTTACCGCGCAATGATCGAACTTGATGATTGATTGCATTGACCGTATTCCCGTATCCGCCGCCTTCATTACCGATTCTCTGTCTAATTGCATTGGTCTTCATTTGTCCGGTGACATACATACCAATTCGCTCGCCAGCCGTGTTGATTGTTTCCCGTGAAACAAGTGCATCGAGGCGGCGTTCGAGAAGCTCTATGCGCTTAAACTCAACCTTTGCCATCAGACATTACCAACAGAGGCGGGTGTTAGCGGCGCATCGATCCGACGATGCGGATCAAGAAGCTCCACAACCTCCGCAGGCATACCCTGCGTAAAGCTGATATTCTCCTGATTCTTAGCCTTGCCTTTGACGCCAAGCCTACGGTCGGCTCGCATTTGATACATCCATTCGACAAGCAATATGCAGGCGTGTTGCAAGTCTGCTGGCAAGTCCGGCCCCGAGCCAGGAGCCACGATACTCTTATATCCTGCATTGTAGACGACCTTGACGTTGAGATTGGAACGCTGAAAGCGCGCCCTTCTCAAAACGACAACGCCCGCGTCTTCAATATCGTAGTCAGCTATGGCAATCGGGGTCAAAAAATCCCACGATGGATCGTCAAAGACTTGATTCGGCTTCTGAGCAGGATAATGCTTGAGCATAACTCTGTCAGAACCACGTCCGTCCTGACGCTCTGTATGTTGTTGATAAATCAGCTTACGGTCGAGATGGCGTTCAATACGCTCGCTCGCGGTATTGATGTAAAGCTCAATCTTGGCGTCTTGGCTCACGTCGGCGCTAGGAATGTCCAGATGCACCTTTACATTTGCGACCGTGACAAGAGCATTAGAGTTCAGAGCCATCCTTCACCTCTGCTTTCGGCAATTGACGATTCCTCGCCCTCACGGGAAGAACTTTTGCCTCGGCTTGAATTTGTTTTGGTTCTTCAAAGATCTCGAACTTGTGACCTTGAATAGCAAGAACCTTCGGAGCGAATACATCCGAGATTTCTTTGACTTCATTTTTTTTGAATTTCACTGCACCATGTTCAAGGAAGACAACGATATGATCTTCTGGACCGCAGTATTTCAGCTTCTTCATTTGCCACCTCAATAAGCGATAACGATACAAATGCCTCTAGCGCCATTTCCGCCTGCTCCGGAAGCAGTTCCTTTGGAAGCACCTCCGCCTCCTCCACCGCCACCGTTCACTGAGCCAGCGATGCCAGAATCACCGGCACCTGTGGCGCGAGAATATCCACCAGAGCCACCTGAACCACCGGGACCGATATCAGCAGTGCCACCAGAACCACCTGCTTGAGACGTTGTGATGATTCCTCCACCAGCGCCTCCGGATGAAGGAGCGTTCACGGTATTGGCAGCGGATTGTCCAGCAAGCAGAGAACCTCCGCCACCACGGACACCACCAGATTGTGCAGCGCCGCCTTCAGAGAAAAAGAAGTTCATGCGGCCTGAGACAAACTCACAGCCTCCAGCGCCACCTTTGCCACCGAAAGCCTTTGCGTATGAGCCAAAAGTTGTAGCGTTTCCATCAGCGCCATCTTTGCCATTGTAGCCGTTGGTTGAGACAGCAGCGCCACCAGCGCCTCCAGTGCCGACCGTGACAGCGACAGTCGATGTCAATTCAGAAGCGAGAAAGTCTTTGACGATGTAAGCGCCACCGGAACCACCTGCGCCACCGCATTGTGAGCCGGTGGTTGCATACATTCCAGAGCCACCACCACCGCCTCCGCCAATGAGGATGACTCGCACTTGTTTGCAGTCGGCTGGCTTTGTCCACGTTCCATTTTCCGTGAATGATTGAACGTCTGGATCAATGCCTCCACCGGCAGGCACGTCGATAAGACTGCGTTTGCCGGTGATGTCATCGACCGCAATGAGTCGTTGAGTCATTGTTTGATTCCTTGAAAAAAGGTGAGCAGATTTCTCTGCTCCCCAGTTTATCAGTATTCAAACTCGTAAACAGGCTGGAAGGCAATCTCTGTGGCAGAGATAGCACGACCTACGCAATAGACCGAGTTTCCGTTGCTGAATCCAGACAAGCTTTGCACGACTGCACCAGCAGCGCCAACAAAGCATTTCTTGCCTGGAACCAATCCAGAGAATCCACCAACGACAGTTCCTTCTTTGATGACCACTTTGCCAGCAACGCCAGAAGCGATTGACTGACCAGCGATAACCAATGCGCTGTCCGACAGGTCTGTGCCTTTGTCAGCGAGGTCAACTTGACCGTTCGACTTGATGTAAAGCACTTTGCCAGCAGCAACAGCAGAAGCGTTTGCGTTTGTCTTGCTGATGAAGTTCAGGCCATCGACCACAACTTCAAGAGCGTCAACTTCAGCTTGAACAGCCGAGACAGCCGCAGCGCGGTCAACGAGTTCTTGAGCGAGGCCAGACGACACTGTGCTGATTGAGCTTTGAACGCCAGAGATTGCAGACTCACGAGCCGAGGTTTCAGCAGCGAGGTCAGATGCAACATCAGCGATGTCGCTTGCGAGGCCAGCTTCAGCAGCCTGAGCGCGTGACTGTTCTGTGGAGAACTTGCCGTCGGCGTAGGTTTGAGCATCAGCTTGAGCTTTTGCGACAGAACCAGCGCCAGAGCCTTCCAGAACGTCCAAGCGTCCGTCGAGAGCACCTTCGGCAGCCAATGCGCGAGCTTCTTCAGAAGCAAGGTCAGCAGCAACGTCGTCAATTCCGTCTTGCAAGTTAGCTTCAGCGGCTTCTGCGCGATTCTTTTCAGTCGTGATTTTGCCGTCGAGAGTTGAATCAGCAGACTGACGAGCGGAAGACTCAGCAGACAAATCGCTTTGCAGGCCAGTAATGCTAGTAGCCAAAGCACTTTCAGCGCCTTGAGCGCGGCTGATTTCGCTATTAAGCGAAGATTCAACTGCGTCGATGTCGCTTTGAAGAGCCGAGACAGCCGTCTGACGAGCAGATTGCTCAGCAGAAATTGCAGCAGCGCGAGCCGATTCTTCTGCATCGACTTCTGCCTGAACAGCAGCAATCGAAGTTGTCAGAGTCGAAGCAATGTTTGCATCGTTGTTAAGCGCGTCAGCGATTTCTTTAAGAGTGTCCAGAGCACCAGGAGCGGCTCCAATCAATTCAGAAATCTTTTGGTCTGTGTACGCTTCAGCAGATGACAATGTGCTCGAATCACCAGAAGCGCGATCCAAAAGCTCTTGGGCAAAAGCAGCTTCGAGAGCGTCGAGGTCAGCTTGTACGCCTGCAACAGCAGCAGAGCCAGCAGATGCAGCAGCCGCGTCAACGTATGCTTTGGTTGTTAAGTCACCAGCAGCACTAGGAGCGCCTACGTTCGTGATGACCGCACCACCGAAGTCGAGCTTTCCGCCAACTTCGCTGATTGCAGGCAATGCACCAACGGACAGTTTGCCAAACTTGAACTCAGCAGATTCAGAATCAATCCTTTTCTGCTTGAGTCCGTCCCAGGTAATTAACTGAAAATTTTGTGTAGCCATCTTCTCACTCCTCCTCAAAACGAATTAAAATCGTCATGGTAGCCTTCGTCTCATGCTTCTTGCACATCGCATTGAACTTTTTCTCAGCGACTCTAAAGATGGTATCATCAAATTGCTCAAAAAAGGATGCCAATTTTTGGTCATCTTTTATAGATTCCACCGGCTTTCCTTCAATGAATATTTTGCGACTTTCTGAACTCATTTTACGCCTCAGAGATAACTTGTGGATCGATAAACAGCGATGTTGCCTCTCCACTATGTGCTCCACTTGGCGGCTCTGCAAAACCTATGCGGAAAATAGAGCCTTCAGTGGGTGCCGTGAGAGTAATCTGGCCCGGGATAGCACCAAGATAAACAGGCTGACCGGCAATTGCTCCGAATCCGACGAGAGCGCCGGGAACCTCACCGAGTTTATGAATTTTCCCATAACCAAGATGCGCGATTCCGTCTTGAGTGATCCCTGCAAAGTCGGCAACACCGATACCGTCTGCGTCTGCAAGTGTAACAGAGTTGTCATCCACCCAAGCAACGGCCTTGAATGGCATGATAAGCGCACCTGACCTGTTGAATACAATCTTTGTAAGGCTCGACATATCTTCCAAGACCTCTTTGATAAATTCATATCCACTCAATGATACATCACAGATCGGAAATCCGGTTCCTGTGAGGCGTTCTGCGTCGATTGTAACAAGAGAACCCTTTGAAGCTATCTTGAACGGAGTCAAAGTTAAGCTACCGTTGGGACACTTCTCAGAAGTTCTCAATACGGAAGTCAGTCTGCCGTTGACGCGCACATCGAACTTGAAGTCACCCAACGCACTGACAAAGATTTGCGATATTTTAAGTGCCTTAGAGAAACACTCATGCGCGATAATAGTCTTTTTCTCTCCACCATTCACGGAATCAGAGTGCTGAATGTGGAAATCTTCGCCCTCGCTTTCTGAGGTGATGATCTTACCGTTCCGTGAACGAAGAAAGCGAAAGCTATCGGTCTCGTCATCAACCGTAATCAGCGGGATACCGCGCTCAGAACCAATGAACGACTGCTGATCTCGAAAGAGTGAGCTTTCGATATCGGAGGCAAACGCCGAGACCATCGTACACATGAGACCGAACTTGACGTTACCACCTTCGATAATTACTTCGCATATTGGCTTAAAGTGCATCCGCGCGACGATAATCGTGTCTGAATCCATGCTCGGTAGGGTTTTGATCGTATGCCCTGCGAGTTCGGAACGCTCTTGAATCTCATTGCCCGATGTTGTCTGGAAATAGTTGACCTTGACGGTCGCGCCTATTGCGATTTCCGTGACAAGCAAAGAACTCAGGATTGAGTTTCCGCGCACCTGAAGCGGAACACGATATGTACCCGGCCCGCGCGTCTCTAAATCAAAGAGCGTGATGGATTGAAACTCACCAAACTGCACTAGCGGTAGGTTAATAACGCTCATTGGATCTCCAGACATAAAAAAAGGGGGCGTAGTGCCCCCCATTTTACCTAATTATCGGCGATTAGGAGAGGATGTCGATACCGATAATTACTGAACGCTCTGCCGAGGTTCCGCCGCCTGCGAGTGCTTCGCCTGCTTGCTTGTGTCCCACGAACGCGCAGCGTTGGTAGGAAACCAATTGCCAGCGATCGAATTCAGGACGAGCGTCTTGCTTCACCATGACCTTGATCGGCGCTCTTTGGCCCATGTAGAACCGCTTAGCGTTGACGAGCAGGAGGTAGGTGCGGTTGGTTGTCACGCCATCGTGTACACCAGCGTCGTTCAAGTCTTCGCGGATGAACTCAGAAACCACGATTGGTGAACCGCGATACATGCTGAGTGCGCCCTTGACCATCGTTGCAGCGGAACCAATCTTGTCGATTGATGTCACTTCGTCGATGTTGAGCATTTGGCTGTATGCGCTTGAGCCAACCAGATAAACCAGTTCGCTTGGGTTCACGCCGTACTTGCTCATCTTCTTACGCATAGCGTCGAGACCCAACTTGGTCACGCCACCACCCGCGAAGTCAACCGAGGAAGCTGCTGCGAGAGCGGCCTTACGGAGACCCTTCCAAGCCTTACGAGCGTCGTCAGCGCCAAGAACATCGCTGTCCATGTGGGAGGCAGAGATATCGCCTTCGAGGATTGCCTTCTCGATTGCGCGGGCCTGAGCTTCGATGATTTCAGAGCGTGCAAGGCTCAGAATCGGAGCAGCAGAGTCAGCGTCAAGTTCTTCTGGGAGTACAAAATACTCGCTGAACTTTTTCGCGGTCATGACTGCCTTGTCAGTACCGAAGTTTACGTCCGTTGCGGCAGCGCCTTCACCAACCAAACGTGCGGTTGTTACCTTGGTTTGGAGTGGAAGCTCCCAAGTAGCCGAAGGCATATTTAAGGATTTGAACAATCCTTGAACTTTTTTAAGCAGTTCATATTCCTCAATAAAGTTCGAGGCAACAAGGGTGGGCACAAGTTCATCTCCGGCACCGACAACGGTCGATCCGAATGCTTTCAGACGGCCCTTGAGGTCAACTTCGCGTGCGAAGCTGTTATCAAGAACGCCCTTAACGCGGCCATGACGTGTCTCGCTGTCGAGTTCTGCGCCGTGAAAGATTTGGCCAATAGCACGCGAAACATCAAGGTCGCGCTTGATAGCCAAAACCGTTGCCTTAGCGTTTTCGCTAACGTGAGCGAAACGGTCATCAGCGACGTTTGTGCTCATGAGTTTCTCAAGTGACGATGCGCCGAAAGCGCCCATCAAACGAGCTTCGTCAGAAGTGCTTTTCGCTTGGCCCAAAATGCCAACCGACTTCATCTTCTCCAACTCAGCGATCTTAGAATCCAACTCTACCTTCATTTCTTCGAGCTTCTTATCCATGAAACGTACCTTCCTTCAAAGGAATACAAACTAGGTCTTTGGCTTCTTGCCTCGACTAAAAATAGCACACTTTTATTTCAATCCAATAAAGCCTTGATGCGTTCTTGATATTCAGAGATCATTTTTTCGTACTCTGCACCCATCTGAGCCACTGGTTGTTCCAACTTCGGCTCAGGCTGTGAACCGGCCAATGCCTCGACCGCCTTGATGAGCAATTCCATCTTAGCATTAAGGCTACCGAGCATTTCAAGCTGGCTTTGCATGATCATCAAGATTGGGTTCTCGTTGGCCAACTCTTTGACGCCTCCCTCGCTAGAGCAATCACAGGCCGACTTCTTACGGCACATATCGTAGGCAATCGCCGATGCCCGATCTTGTGCGTACCCTTCTTGAATCAGTTTTGGGATTTTCTCAGAAACACACGCCTGAACTTCAGGGCTATCTGCCTTCTCTTTGTCTTCTTCCTTGGGCTTTGACTTCTCAGCCTCAACATCCTGACCGTTCAACTCGTCGAGCTTCTGAAGGTCACAGCCGAGAACCTCTGCACATGCGGCCATGAATGATTCTGAGACCGGAGTGACGTTGCCTGCGAGCGTTTCGCTCAACTCAACTTCAGACAGGCCAGAAAGCTGCATCAGTTTTTCGAGCAGTTCGCCTTTTTCAAGTTCCACTTTATCCATGTGACCTTGAACATACTCGGCCACCATTGCACCCTTGGCTTTCAACACGTCCATACGCAGATCCCTCAGAGATTTGTAATTAGAAAGCGAAAAAGTCGAGTCGGGTTGCGCTGGAATGCTTACAATCGAAAGCTCCTGCAATTCCCAATCTTTGATCAGCTTACCACCAGTTTGCGGATCTTCCTCAACCGTCTCATCTGCGAACCGGACAGAGAACGTGCAAAGAGTGCCGTCCTTAACCAGTTCACGGACGTATGACACCTTATCATGGTCCACGCCCGAAACCGCAGCCTTGACGTACAAACCGTCTTCCTTGGGGGTCACTTCAACAACCCGACCAATGGGGTAGTTCATGTCATGGTTAAAAAGCAGGATTGGGTTTTTCTTGTAGCGTTCCAATTTGACGCTCATCGGGTCCATGCGTTCATTGTAGGCATCTTTGGCAAAGTAGTTTGCATACCCTTCAATGACCACATCGTTCTCGTTTGGCTTTGCGCCAAGTGCTTTGAAGCGGAAATTCATCACATCACTCCTTCATAAGATTGGCGATATCTTGCCTGACTTTATCAATATCCTGCGGGAAAATTGTGATCATACTACACCTACAATTCACTGCATGTTTAGCCGGTGCGCGTGGGTCCCTTGGATAAGAGAGTTGGTCTTCAAATTCCTCGTTCCAATTCTTCTCCACACCGTGAAGCGATACATGGTCAGCGGTGTCGCTTGGGTTCCGCCCGCGTACACGCTCATCAGCCATTGTAACCCAGATCTTCTTCAGCTCAGGGACAGCCTTGGCCACTGTTCGCATCATTGACGCTTGGCCTATAGAGATTGCTGTCAGTGTTTCTGTCCGGGCAATCCGGCGCGCTCGCATCGCAGCCTTGTCCGTGAAGTAACCACGGATGTTCTCGATGGTCTCGGCGGTCGTGCGGCCTTCTTTCACGCCCTCAAGAACAATGCTCATCACTTCGTCGGTGGTTGTTTTGTTGATGCCTTCAAAAGAAGCAATCCCGCGTGCCTTGAGGAAATCCAAACGCCCCTCTCTGTCTATCGCAATCGCCGCCAAAATGGATTCACGCGCAGGAGCGTCAAAGACGGTCGCTGCTTGCACGCGGTAGCCGTCCTCAAGTGCTGGTTCCAAAACTTTGTTATATCGCTCCAGATAGTCTGCTTGGAGCTTTTTGAGTTCTTCCTCGATTATCTCTTTCAGCCGGTCCTCGTCTTCGCCCTTCGCGCGGTAAACGGTGTCCACACCCTTAGCCGCTATCTTGGCGCTGTCCGTGAACAAGTCGAGTGCCCAAAGAACCATCTCAGGTTCAGGCTTTTTTGAGGCGTCCTCGATATCCTGCGAGAGTGCCTTGATTGAATCTT